GAGCCTTACGCTCTCGTGGCTCATATGTGCCATTGCTTATCTTTTGTATAGTCGTTAATGATATGCCTGTTCTTTTGTGTATCTCTATCCTCGTGAAGCCATCTTTTAACAAATCCATTATTACCGCTATTGTCTCTTGTTTAATTATTTTCATGAAGTCAATCCTTTTCCTCTCCTATCTTGGCATCTGGATTTTGTTTGATTAATCCCATTTGGTTTGATGCTAGATATTTGTTTTTTTCGTCAATCACGAATTTTGGTAGCTGAAATTGATTTTTAGCTTCTTTTACCATCCCTTGATATGCGGATTTAAAATGTGCCCGATCAGCGATCTCGTTATCAGTTATGCATAATTTCCTGAACCCGAATCTTTTAACGACTTGCCGAGTAAGGTCATCCAAGCTTGCAAGGGCTTCCTCTTCACGATATTGTCCATAAAATCTTATAGCTTTCATGACCTCCCCCCATGCCCCATCCCAGTCATGCAAAACCTGCATCCTGTTGGCGCATTGCTCCCGTATCTCGGATATTGCAGGAGCATATTTGTTAGTGCTGATATGCTCAAGCACGGCATTTTGGACAAGGCTATAATCTAAGTCCTCCAGCATCCTGAACCATAAATCCATTGCCGTTTTGCCGTTTAGCACGTTCGCATTAGGGTAAGCTTCTTTTATTGCCACGGCTATATTCGTGAATTCCTGCTTATTCATTAGCCCACCTCTCTAAGCTGTCAGCATATTCTTGTGTCGTCAGTTTTGCCTTATTGGCATTATTTAAGGGAAATATGCCTTTCCATCCATTAATGATCGATTGCTCTAAGATCTCGATCTTGATATCATTGTCGCTTGTCATGTCATCAAGCTTCTTGATTGCTAAATCAACAGCGTGTGATGTCATGGGTGACTTCATCTGTTTCCTAGCTTCCACATACGAAGCAAACGCAGCGTTTAGTTTTTCATCGGATGGGTAATAAATCACTGATTCTTTTTTTACTTTACTTTCCTTTACTTTACTTTCTTTTACTTTACTTTCCTTTATGCCTTTATTCTCGGAATTATCGCTATTATTCCTAGAATTATCATCATTATTCTCGGAATTATCGTAATAATGCATTACTTTAATAAAAGGTTCCGTTTCTTCGCTTTCCAAAAGCCAAAACCTATCAATTATTATTGGGTTCTTTTTCGCCCTCGTTTTGACGGCTAACTGGAACCTTTTCTGTATTCCGGCAGAAGTAAGAACCTTGTCCGACTGGAAAAGTTTATTATCAAACAGTGACCGTTCCAGCAAGAAGTTCATTACTTGCTTCACCAAATTACTCTCCAGATTCAATTCATCTGAAATAATGTATTCATAATCATTATCAATCTTTAAATAATAGCCATTATCATATATTTCACAAAGGAGATATATGTATAAGATAATTCCGTTTATTCCGTATCGGGATTTCAATATCTTTATCTTTTTATCAGAAAAGAATTTGACATCGAAGGAAAAGTAATCAAGTCCTTTTTTCCTCACTGCTCCCAATCTATCACCTTCTTTGCTATGTCTTTATCTTTGGTATGCCGGCTTCATATTCTCTGTAAATCTCCATAAAGTCATCCAGATCAAGCGTTGCCACCCATCTGCAGCCATTCTTGCGCCACATCACGACTGGGATTTGACCATTTTTAGCTTCATTTCTTGACTGGTCTAGGGCATCATACAGATTAAGCTTCTCCTTACGCTTGCGCTCTATATGTATATTGGGAAGGCCTATGACATCCGCATCACCATTTATCCCTGAATACTGCTGCCCTCGCCGGCAAGCATACCCATATTCCCTTAATTTCCTCGCAAGCTCCCGTTCACCTGCTGCGCCTTTCTGTCTGCTATTTAACATGCCGGTTTTCTCCATTCTTGCCAATTGATTCCAAAATTTTTGAGCGTCCTTCTTGCAGAGCGTAAGGCCCATCCGATGCTCTTGAGCCTGCTCTCCTCTTGCCTGACGAATCTTATGAGGAGCTTTCTGTCATGGGCGTCATTCATGTCAGGTATCGCATAACCCTGACCATCCTGCAAGTTTAAGATGGGTATCTTCCTCCTAGCTTTGTGTATCTCTTGCCTGACTTTCCGGTCTGACATGCCTGTCATCTGCACTAGATATTTCCTTTTAATAGCGTTTTTAGAGCCTGTAGGGATATAATCCAAAATATCCATTTTTCTCCTTTCCGGAATATGGTGAGAGACCAATCAGCACCATATTCCTTGTGACTGTGATATAACATTGCAACAGATATTTATATGTTAAGATTTACTGGTTACCATTTTGAATAATACAAGTCGTCTTCATTCCATTCCGGATATAAGCTGATCAAGTATTCTTTAAATAATCCCATCATTTCGCCCCTCCGTCCTTGATGTCCGTTGTCCAGCATATTGTGGTGGTAACGGCATCCTATCGCCGCATTTTCAGCTATCCCAATCCCCCCTCTGGACTTAGGGATGTAGTGCATAGCATCAAGCATGTATTGGCATTCAGTCGGCAAATGATATGCCATTTTGCAAAATATACAGCCACCATCACGTTTTAATAAGATTTTTTTTGTTTTCGATGATATGCTACAAATCTTTGACCTTTTGCTTTTCGTATCTCTCACCCCACAATGCTTTCATATGCTCAATTTCGTCTGGTGTTGCCGTATCAATATCCAATTCTTTGCATTTGCTTACCACTCCATCTATCAAAATGCTCATTTCTTTCGTATCGTAATTTGAGGATCCTATATAGCAGATCAGCGTAACAAGCGTCTTATTGTTAGTCTGCTTGCGGTCTACCTCTTCGACCAGTTTCCATTCCTTCTTGAACCTGTCAACTGCCGCTTCGACCATGCCGGCGACCGTATACTGCCCGTAATCCTTAAGCATCATCAGGTAGATGTCATCTTTCGTGTATTTATTGACATCTAAATCCTGATTGAGCTTTTCGGCTATCTTGCCTAGCAGCAACCACATATACCGGTTTGCGTCGATTGATCTGCTATTCCTATATTTCTTTATATCGATCGACAATTTGTCGCATCCCTTATACCTCTCGAATAACCCCCTGGAATCCTCATTTACCGACAGAGACAGGTTGTACTTGCCAGTGGCATAATCCTTGCTTAAGCCTATTATCTTTCCTGTGTAAGCCATCTGATCACCTACTGACCCATATACGATTCGATCACAAAATTATAATTCGTGTGGCTGCATTTTTTCCATCTATCCCAGAAGTCTATTGTCTTGCTCCCCGGTCTCTCTTTTGCTAGATCAACATGTATTTTAAGTGGTATTGGTGCTGCATCTCCAATAACGATGACATCCCCAGGGCTAAACATTGTGGTGCTGTCTATTATGCTCTCATTGCCATCTGGAAGCATTCCTTTTATCATGCTCTTGTCATTCTCATTATTCAGCTTTGACACAATAAAGTTTGCGCATTGTGCCATTATGGTTTTGTTCAATTCAGATGGACGCTGTGTGGCTGGAAATAGGGTTATGCCAAATTTTCTGCCCTCTTTAGCTATATCTTCAAATGTCTCTGTCATGCGCCGTTCCGATGCCGACAACTGGAAATTATTGGGTATGTATACATGGGCTTCGTCACATACAATGGTTATAGGGCAAGCAGTATCCATAGCACAATTGCGTTGGATATCATATATTAACTTCGCAATAACGCCAATAATTGATATTGCCACATCGTGAGGTATTTCAGACAAATCTATATTTTTTACCGGCTTATCATTACTTATAATCAAATTGACAACCTGATTTAGATATGTCTGGCTGTTTTCGGAAAAGAGAAACGAATATCTAACATCATCTTTTTTCGTTTCCAATATATTGATTATAGATGATAACTTTCCATTGAAATCGCCTTTTATGGTCTTTTGCATCCCTGCTTTTTCACCTGTTTTGTAACATTCCCCTGTGGACACTTTTTCTTCATTTAATAACTTTAATTCTTCCAACAAAAGCAAGTAATCAAAATACATTGGCTTATTTTCATTACCATCCGGACACACTTTGTTGTAACACTTCCTTAATGCCGCCATAGTGATGGATGATGTCTCCTCCTTGATCTTTAATATATTTGATACCATATCTGAAAAACCAAACATCCATATGGGAAAGGAAAAACCTGCCCCGATTTTTATGTTTCTGGCATAAGACAACTTGCTATACTCACCGTGGATATCAAACAATATAATATTCGCACATGGAAGCTTAGCCGTCTCCTCCAGTATTTTAGCTACCGTTTCGGATTTGCCTGATCCAGTGTTACCAACAATGCAAGCATGCCGTTGATAAAATTTATTGCCATCAATAAAGGCTTTACAATCATAAGATGCATATTTACCAAGACAAAAACCATTTTCGTCTGCTGTTCCGATCATTTCAGTAAATAATTCCGGATTGATTCCCTCTGCATTTATATTCGTGGTTGGATATTCATCTATCGCTTTTTTAAACTTGCCATCTTTTAAGCAGCCTATGATTGAGCATTCAATCACCTTGATGCTCTCTGGCGTTAAAATGTACTCATCTTCGCCTATGCCGGAGCTTTTATCAGTATCCACCAATGATGTAACGATCGTAACAAGCTTTACCTTGCTGTCTGAAATCAGTATAAGGTCATTGATGCGGACATTTTGAAATTCGAACACATCTGTTTTTATTTGTATCTTATCGCTTAATATTTTTATAAGCTTCACTTTGCCACCTCCAAGAGTTCATTATAATTTCTAATGCTTGCGTTTTTAGTCTGCTTGCAATAATCGCATATCCCACACCGTCTAGCTTCTAATATACCGCTTTTTACCCCAATATACCGGTTCATGTTCTGTTCGACCTCGGCTAATGCCGCATCAAGCGTTTCCTGCTGTATTTGAAAGATGTCAATATCAATGACTCTTTCCTTCGTCGCCGGGGCAAGATAAAATGGAATCTTTTCATTTAAGGCGATCTCTACGCCTTTTTGGTAGACAGCACCTTGAATGTCATACCTCCAAAAAGGGATGCTTCTGAAATTAGCGACAATCTTTAAATCTGTTATGCATTTACCTTGAAGATAACTGTCCATTTTTGCCTTCCACTCCGTGCCAAACATCTCAAATATTATAATTCTTTGCTTTTCACCACTTAAAAACTTCATGAACTTCTTATCGCTTTTGATTCTATTGATGATTTCATTTGCTTTTTTAAACTCACTCCTCAAATCATTCTTTCGGGTATATACCTCTGGGTGCCAGCGCATGAAATCATCAAGCGTTCCCTCAAAATAGGAGTCCACAAATGATCCGACAAGCATTGCGCGCGTCATTGGCTGTTGGTATTCTCCTGCTATTTTAGCCAGAGCCATAGCTTCGCATCTTGCGAAATCCTTATATTGTGATACGCTAAAGTACTTTGCGCTTGCTTCCTTTCCATAATAATTATCATTTTCCAGATTCACTTGTCATATCCTCCGATACATTTCCACCTATTTCAGTATTTTCAAAGGGATCTTGTATGTCAATTTGCTTATTATCGGCATAATCCTCATTGCCAATCTTGTCATACACCTTCTGATCATCTTGAATTGCCATCTGCATCTCAATGCTCAAGTATCCCCATCGGCTTAGAAGCAACTTAAGGACTGTCTTCTTAGCCATAGCGTCAAAGTCGGTAGACCATTTAGATGCAGTCCATCCCTCTTTCTTATCTTTTTTATACGCCGATGAATATTGCAATGCATGGTTTTGGCATTCATCTGTAGTCATGTACAATTCCTTTCTAAATCCAGAAAGCAACTTAAACCATGCATAATACCCGATTATCTTTTCTTTTTTACCTTCCTTTCGCTGTTGGCACTTGGAAAGGTCTTGCACTAATTTCAATTCCCCCGTGATTGGGTTAAATGATGTGATCTCATCATCATATACCTCCGAAACATTCATGTTCTCATATGCGCTACTTCTAATGGCTAGTTGCACAAATCCTTTATACATCATTTGAAATTGCGCATTAAACTTTTTTGATTTGTTATCATAATATGGCACGATAGCGGCAAACCCAAGATTGCTATCAATTGGCAAATCATAAGTTGCCGCCACGAATGCGGCAGACAAGATTGAATTTGCTTCGCATTTTTGCAGCTGTTGACTTCCGCTCACCACATTTATGATGGTTGCCATGTATTGATTTGCTTTCTGCCCCAGCACGTCATTAAATCTTTTCTTGACACTTTCGTTTGCTAGTGTCATCTTAATTTGCTGTATTACGCTTGTCTCATTTTTTGACATTTTCTATCTCCCTTACTTTCCTGATAATATGAATCTTCACAATTGGCTTCATCAGCTTCAATTTCGGCTTCTCTAGCCAACTTCTCCATTTTTGCATCATATATTACAAATTGATCATAATTATCGGGTATATTGTCCATTGCAATTCCTCCCTTTCCATGCTATAATGCACGTATAAAATATTTTTTAACTACTTGGATCCCTCTGTTCTGGCAGTGGGGTTCCTTTTATTATTGCGGTTAACATTTCAAGGCATTCCGCATATTTTTCTTGATTAAATTCAGTATCCATGTCAAGATGTATCCATGATGTTATGTCGCATTCAGGGCAAGAGTTTTCATCTAAAGTCCATTTATGGATGCATATACCAAATGATTTAGAATATCCAAGATACTCATAGCTTACGGAATACTCCTCACTGTCGACCTCTTCGCACAGTTTGATCAGCCGCTGCTTCATCTCCTCATTGCGCTCGTGCATATCATTAATAACTTTATTTTTTATATCCATTATCTCTAGCAATACCTTTTCCTCCATTTATCAATTTTATAGATTATCCAGATCATGCCCCACATGGCACAGATCCCACCTAGGCATACATAGAGACCTATGCCGCCCCTTATGTCCGATACCTGACCGGCTGTAATCCCCATGCATATGAGCATGTAGGATATCAAAAACCCGATCTGAAATGACTTTAAAAGATTAACAAATTTTTGTCGCATTTCTTCGCTTCCTATTCCATTCATCCGATTTGAATATGTGCCCTGTATACTCATAAAATAATTTTGGTGATATGTAAGTGTCCTTCTTGCCGCCTGTTCCCCTTTCCACACAGCCGATTGGAAGCTTTCCGGATTCAATCAGATCTTCTAAGAATCTAGGGTTCTTCTTCATGATCTTTGCGGCGATATAAACTGGAATTCTGCCACCGTCAAATTCCGGCAGCTTTGCCTTATTGGCTATCTTTTTGGCTATAGCTTTGATAAGATTGTCCTTGTCATGGTATTTCCAATCTTTAACTATTTTTTCGGAGATGGCTTCAATCAAATCTTTCTTAAATTTCTCGTCTGATAAAAGCTCCCTTGTCATCTGCTCCATATGCATTGTTTAGCCCCCCAGTCCTTTAGTTATTTTTTCAAGAATTTCAATAAGCTTGTCATTCTGTTTTTCTAACCTGTTATTCTGGCTATACAGCCTGTCTCTTTCGTTTGTTACGGTATAATACTTGTCATACATAATTTTATAGCTTGTCTCCGTATTACTTAATTTCTCTTTCAGGTCATTGATTCTTTCTTCCGCTTCCACCTTGCTACCTCCTTGTGATTTTTGCTGTTCGCTCATATCTTATGTATTATTCATTTGTTTTTATCTCCTCAAAAACAGCCATCTTATCTAAAAACATTTGTATGCTATCAAATAATTCTGCCAATTGCTCCAGTGATGAATATTTTCTTTTAAAAGAGTTTAATTCTCTTAAGGCATTGCTTAGCATTTCATCACTATAGTTTTGTGTTCTGACTACAATATTCAATGGTTTGTAATCGTCTTTAGTGCTTATAAAAGCCCTAATTGGTTCATTAAGCTCTTTATTTTCAATCTTTATTGTGACAATGTTCTGAATTATTTCCCTTGCCTGGACTCTCCTATAAGATTCGGCAGCCGTTTCATCATTCCAATCAAAGCAAGCATGCAACATTGCATTTTCCGAACGGCTTTCCTCTACAACATTTTCAGGTGTTAATGATTTTTTTATTGAGATTCTTTCTAATTCCTCGCCTGCTGCTTGTGCATTGATTGAGTATTTTGATATCTTCCATTGATAGACCATTTTATTTTCCTCCTTTCCTATGATAATAAAGTTATATCTTGTTGAACCTCGCTGTATCTTGCCTGCCATACCTTAACTCGCAACGCCAAACCTTACCGGAACCCGCCTAACCCTGCCTGCCATACCGCACCAGACCACACCATACCTTGCCGTACCGCACCTCACCATGCCTGCCTAACCGAATCCTGCCCTAACAATCCTTAACTTATCATACCTCGCCCTGCCTGCCTTATCTGCTGCAATTAACTACTCGACATGATACATCCCATTAGATCCACCTTTTTCGACTCGCCATTCGCCAATTCCACAAGCAAAGCCTCCTAAATTAAAAAGATTAACAACCTGCTCTGGCGATATTACAGACGCATTATATCTAATATCAATCTCCGCATACCATTGATTGAACCCGCCACGATATCTTAAATCAGCCGTTCCCATCCCTACTTTAACCATATCCTCACGCATTTCCGGTACCCCATTGATTACAACGAATTCATTATCAATATGAAATGCCGCATTTGCAGAAACCTTGTTTGGGATGACTCCACTTCTATATCCCGCCGATATTGCCGAAGCTTTAAATCCAATTGATGGGAATCCAAATCTTGCACCATCTTTAATGGCTTTTATAAATCCTTCTTCTGTTTTTTCTTCTGGCTCATTATTTAGCCAATATAAACTATTGATGAAATCTAAAACTGGATTTCTGATATCATAACCTTTGGTTTTCGCTTTTTTCATTTGTTTATCAAGAATTTCTCTTTTTGCCTTTTCTGACCATTTATGTGTAATTAATGGCGAATCTCCGACAATTTTTATTGTCATTATTTGTACATTGATTGCAGGTATTGTTACCTCTTTCTTTTCTGTTCTTGCCATGATTGTTTTCCTTTCCCTTGTGGATGTTTTTGAATTTACTATGATAAATTATCCTAATCAGAATTCGCTATAGTCCATAATGCAAGCCTTGCATTCATCGAGGACTGCTAGCATCTGTGAAGATGTAAAATCTTTAGCCATTAATATTTCCATCATTTCATTTGACAGCGTCTTTATTGTAGCTCCTAATTCTTTTCTTGCGATTTCCGATTTTTCATATTGAGTGACTGCACTTTTATTCGCTTCTGTTTCAGATACTCCCTTTCTCCCGCCCTCCATCTCTTCCTTCCGTGCCCCGACAGCCTCCTCGACTATATCCTTGAATGTACTGCTCATTGAATTGGATAATACATCTACCAATCTTGCGCTATGGTAGGAATTATATCCGATAGGAAATCTGTCCTTGGAAAGCGTTTTATCCGGTTCCATGATTGCAGCAGTGGAATAATCCGTGACCACAGCTATTAGATAACCGAAATCTTTATTTCCGATAATCTTATTAAGGGTATCCATCTGCCATGTCGCCTTATTCCTCTCGTTTATTTCTGATAGCGTCTTTATTGCATCGTCGGATAAGCCCAATGATCTTCCTATATCAACATTTTCTTTTTTTTCAGATTCGACGCCATCCAATAAATACTCATATGGAACATTAAAGAAATCTGATATTTTCTTTAAATAATAG